AATCCCACCGATGTTAACCACCGTGCCACCGCCTAACTTGTGAGTGGGAACAATCGTTCCCGCACCGCGCGGCACAAACAACTCAGGACCGCGCTCTCCTACTAATATCTGTCTCCCGCCGAATACGCTGCCACCAGATGCGTAACCATATAGTGACTTCTCTTTCTTTTCCGCAGGTGGTGGGAGAGGGTTACCACGTTGACCACCACCACTGGGTTTTTGTTCCTCGCCTCCCCTTATTTCGAAGAATAGGCTAAATCCCGATAGCGCGTTTTTCAGCGCAGTCAATACCATTGTCGCTGGGTTCGACATGAGTAAAGCGTTAGTAATCGAATCTACTAACCACTTTGATATGTCGGGGGATATGTCCCAACCAGTGATACCTTTGATAAACCCAGTCACAAGACCTGTAACCAGCTCAGCGTTTATACTGGCTATAGTCTCCGGTATCTTGAGCGCAGTTTGTAAACCACCTTGCGAAAACCAACTGCCTAACTCGGCGACTGCAAGCTTGAAGGCAGCTTTTAATCCCTCACCTACCCCAAGACCTATTGAATTGCCAACAGGTTGGAAGTCCGTGTCTGTTCCCCATGTAGTAAATTGGTCAGTCAATTCAATTAGTTTAGCGTTAAAACTATCAATCAATCCCTGCCAATCCACTGTGGATGCCCAAGCCGCAATATCCGCTCCAAGTGTTGTGAATATCCCCATTATTGCTTCTATATCACTAGGCTGAAGACCGTCTTTGACAATATCCCATACCTTTTTTATTACTTCCCACGCTTCATCGAGTATAGGCTTGACAACATTCCACCCATTTTGTATTTGTGCAAAGAATGCTCCCCAATCCACGCTTGATATAAACTCAACTGCCTTCAATGTTAAATCACCTAATATGGTAACAAAATTCTTGAGAAATTCCTGTACAGGTGCAGAAGCAAGTAAATCATTGAATTTGTTTGATAACTCAACCATAACAGGTAAGAGTGCTGTGCCGATAGTAGTTTTTATGTTCTCAAAATTAGCCGCGGTTATTCTTTGCTGATTAGCTAATCCTTCCGATGTGCGTGTAAAGTCACCCTGTGCTAATCCTGTTTGTTTTAAAATCAGAGCATAACTAGCTTGAGCTTTTGCGCTTGCCGATAACGCACCTTCCCCAGAATATAAGCCCATTTCAAAAGCCTTCTGTTTAATTATTGCTTCGTTCAGATTGACACCTAACGTTCTCAATGGCTCTGTTTCCCCCGATAATCCAGCCCGTAATTTGTCGAGTGCTACACTTGGATCTATGTTATTGAAACTGGCTAAATCGGCAGCTAATTTTACCAATCCGATGGACATATCAGTTGACACACCTTCGCCTATCTCCATTGACCTAAAAAGATTTCCGTACGTTCCAGCGGCAGCTAAAGCCTCATTGTTGCTCATGCCCAATGCGGTAGCCGATGTTTTACCGAAGTTTAGCACTTTTGTCGCCGATTTCCCAAATACAATACCAATTTTTGAAACAGTTTCAGATAAATCGCTCGCTGGTGAAATAGTAGATAATAATCCAGCCCCAGCAGCCACCGCTCCACCAGCTAATAGAGCCATTCCACCAAGTGCAACTCCGCCTAATACCGTCCCCAACCCAGAGATAGATTTAGTCGCACTTGACAATCCTGTGTCAAGCCCCCGTGTATCTGCCCCAATCGATACCAATAACTCAGCGGCTGTTATTGCCATTTTTAGCCCTCATCTCATGCACCTCTGCCTCTACACTCGCATAAAATGCCGCGGCATTCAGCCATACCGCAGAACGCTCCATGAGTTCCCACGGTGCTACACCTAGCCATTTCGCACATTGAAATAAATTCCATTCGTCGATAATCCAGTCTGGCGGTCGCTCCATGTTTTGGTCATACAGCCACCGCCTTAATCTTTTTTTTCCCTTTGTGTTCCCGGCTGCATATCCTCAAACACACTTGTAATCACCTTCGATACAAACGCAATCGGCAGCGTCCCTAACGTGTTTGTCGTTATCGCAATAGGCTTCCCGTTTTCACCCAGCACATCCCAGCTAACCAGCATAACGCTAACTGCTTCAACCATATTCATCGCATCAGAGGTGTCCATTTTTAGCATTTTACTCTGGAACACCGGTGTTATTGCCGATGGCTTATACTCTACGTTAATATCATTGCCATCGTAGTCAAACGTTATTTTGCGAACATCTGCTTTTAGCTCACTTAATCGTATAGACATAAATTACCTTCTACAGCGTTGCCTGCTGATTAACCACATCAATATCAAAGGCTTTTCCCCATGCCGTGTTGTAGATGCCCGTGAACGTCCACTCAATCGCAAACACGCCATCCTCATCGCTGAACTCGCTCACATCTGTAACCTGCAAGGCAGTATCTATCTGCATTTGATAGTTATACGTTCCCGTAATAGCTGCACCAGTCGCTAGTATCTGCATCCACTTTGTGCTTCCTGCGCGCATAGTAGTCAGCAACCCCATGCCCACACTATCAGCTTCGAGTTTCAGCTTCACTACCAGCTTCGGCTCGCTCTCAACATGTGCAGCGAACGAAGATTCCGCCGAATTTATCGCCCACAAGGGGATATATTTATCGGTCAATTCCCAGCTAACCGCTAATGCACGTGTTAGCTTAGTATCACCGAGTGTAGCTGCTGTATCATCCAGATAAACGTCCACTTGAGATGCCAACAAAGGTTTTAGCTCAACATCAGTTGGTGATGTTGATAACGTTATCCCATCCACCAGCGCATTGCCTAACATCGTTCCGCTCAGCGTAGTCTCACTGCGTGTGAAGTTCAGCGAAAGCCCGGTAATCAACCCATAAGTGAATCTAGCTGCCCTTGTGCTTGAACCCTGCTCAACAGAGAACGTTTGTGCTGTGTCTGCCGTAGAGCCGCCCGCAAAGCTCCAATTCCATGCACTCGCCGCGCCGCTAGCCCCCAGAAATGCACCCGTAGAGCCTCCGCCAATCAAGCTAGCTAATGGGTATATTAGTTCACTATAGGTCATCTGCCCCTCGAGCGAAGCCTCAACCCATTCCTTACCCAGTGCCGTTAGCGTTGGGTATTTCACGCCCATCGGTCTAAACTGCGATACCTCTGCCTTTACCCCTGGTTGTATGCTCAACGCATTCAACTTCTTGTTAGCTGCAACACTTCCCCCAGATGTAGTCTCTAATCCAATTTGCACACCTTCGAATATACTCGCTCTATCTGTCGTCATATCTTATCTCCCTATTGGCTATACAGCCGAAACGTCAATCCAAAATGCTTATAAATAATTCCTGCAACAGCTTCGGAATATCTAACGCTTCCCTCTTCTGTGCAGCCAATAATAACGCCGCCGGTCGCCGTCCCACTCGCTTTATGCAGCGATGTTCTCACCGCATTCAGTATCGCTCCTAATGCCGTTTCCGTGGTTGCCTTGTCTACCGCTTTCACCAGCCATATCTCGTTAAACATAATCAGACTAGAACCAACACCTAACACAGGTCTTGCACTCATCTGCTTCAAAATTATTAATGGATATGTCGCGCTGGAAGGTGCTAGTTCACCATAAATTCGTGGATTAGATGAGCCACCTATTTGAGCATTAAGCGTACTGCTCGCTTTCAACGTAGCGTATATCCACTTATCTGCCGTTAGAACGTCCAACAAATTTTCCTTGCATTGCCAGTCTATCTATAAATGATGTTTTATACCGTTCTGCTAAATTTCTAGCTGCCATTGCCGGGCTATCAATCGCTAAATACGCTGTCACATCTAACGCGTCAGATACAGCCTGAACATCCCAATCTGCTAGAGCAGTTTCTAAAGCTTCTTTTCTGCTCAACCCGCGATACATAAATGGCTTCCATGTCAATATATCCCGTATCCCCGCCAAGCGGATGCAGCTTTGCACTTCGGCAGCAATCCTTCTCGGCATACGCATTAACGTCCCTTTTTTATAGCGTCCTAACTGCGCCGTAGTCTCCACTAACAACATCTCATGACCTAAGTCATTTCTAATCATCAAATCCATATCAGCTTAACCTACTCTCCAACTGTTTCAAAGCTCCAATAAACGATGGTCGCACGGCTTCTGCACCCTTCGTCATATATCCGTAACCGCTGAAACTATGATGTCCATACTCAACGTATACCGCATACTCAGTGTTAGCACTAACCTCAGCCGTTGTATCGCCTGCGCCTGTCATATCCCATTGAATTGAGTTTTTCAGATTGCCGGTGTCAACGCCGTGCCCTTCGTAGAGTTGCGATTTGGCTTGCGCCTCCACATCACTTGCAGCCTGCTTCACAATATCACCAACAGCCTGTGGAAACTTCACCGCAAGTTGGGGAAACTTATTATATTTAATTTCTATCTTCAACTCTTTACTCATTCTATTTCCCTGCACATGCATCTAACCGCGGTGCTGTATGACGCGCTCGTAACTGCCACAACCTCAAACGTCCTGCTCCCAAATGTAATTCTGTTCTGCTCACTAACCACAGTGCCAAAGGGCAGCGTAATGAAATATGGCTTATCCACACCTAATCGTTCCGCAATCGCGTGTTCATTACCGTCATTCCCTGCCGTTCCCCCAATCCTACCCATCGCAGAACCTGAACTAGACGCAGATGTGAACCCACCCATGCCATCGCTTGTTTCCGTATAACTAATCACGTTCAGCGTGCTGGGTAATATCTCATTCTGCACACCCTGAAAGTAGCTCAAATCACTTGCAGTTAACATCGCTCCGCCTTAGGTGTACAACCCCAGATGATGTCGATTTACCGCGATAGTCTTGAGCTAACTGCTTAAATAGTGATAGTCGTTGGGAGAGATGAAAAGTTGCGCCGTCTGCCGTGAAGTCCACACCAAGTTTTAGCTTCGCGCTCCACAAATCAAGCATGTCGGCTGCCGCCCCATACACATCATACATATAACCTGTGATAAGAACTCCACTAGCCTGATGTGTTGCGAAGTCAAATTTGCCTATCATGTAGTCAGCCGCGGTTGGTGTAATTGCGTTGTATGAACTGTCCGTAAAAGTAGCACTAGATTCCCAATTAGCCCCACCATACCACGTTAGCCATGTGATAGAACCGCCAGCAGCTATTGTATCCACTGGCGTTAGGAATTCATACCTTATATCATCACGGCGCGCGTCTAGCACATCCTCGATTTCATCATCAGAAAAAGTTTGGGTAGCTCCAGCGGTATCGCTGATTAAAGCTCTTACCCGTGTAATCAAAGTTGACATGCTAGAACGCGCCGCCATAGCTATCTCTCCTTACGCGTAGGTAGGCAAGCGATAAGCTGCCATACTTGCGCCAGTGTAAATTTGTGTCGAACCTGCGGTGTACCAATCGATTTGAAGAGGCGAACCCGCGTCGCTCTGGTTGAAGCGCATTGACTCAAGCCCAGATACCATTACAAAACCGGTTGTTGCAGGCACATTGATTTCTAAATTACCCAGTCCGCTACGTCCTGCTGGAGGGTTATCTCCAGCCAATATCGTCATCACCGATGCACTTGCACCAGTGTTTTTAGCCGCGATAATCAACCCCGATAAATCTCCGCCGGTATCCAAGTAATTGCCCGAACCCCCATTAATCACACTGATTGACTCCAAACTAGCACTTCCACCAGATAATAAATCGCCAAAATCAACAATCGTTATAGCCGTTCTAGCCATATTTCACTCTCCTTACGATGCAGCCTGTTTTACATACAAGGTAGCAATATTATTCGGTCGTACAAGTTTATAGCCAAATACGAGAAGCCCTTTTACAGCGTCAGCGAAACGAAGTTGTGGTCTGTATGCCTCTACGCTTGCGATTTGTTCTGCGTATGAGATAGCCATAGGATGCCCAGCTATAACGGCGTGGTAGTCTGATTCTGCTGTTCCGCCTTTTACGACGTTGTTGCTGATGTACACATCGAACCCAGCCACACGTCCAACCATAGCATTAGTGCGCATCTGGTTGCCCATGTCAGTCGAGTTGATGAATCTAGAATCTTTCAGTAGGTATCCATGCACCCACGGCGGAACTACAATCCAACGCCCTTGACGCGGCGTGTTGTACTCATCCAATTTGATGGATAAGTAAATCAACAGGTCATATAACGCGCTTCCAGCAGTCAACACCCCACCGATTTCTGGCGCACCAGTTGTGCCTTTCTTTGTGGTTGCGGTTGCGTGCAGAGCCGCAAATAGTTTGTCAACTTCATCCGCCAGCCCCCATGCGCTGTCCCGCATAGCCGCGTCCATAACCTTAGGTTTAGTTTGCGCTTTGTCGATATCATCGATTTGAAAATTGAAGTATTTCGCTTTGTCGATAACCAGTGTTGTCTGCGCATCGGTCAAAGTTTCGGCTGCAGACATGTCGGTATTTTTAGTGTAGTTCCCAATCGTTACATGTCCGATTGAGTTGATTTTTACGGTGTCACCAAGTTGTCTGATTTCACCCTCATAGTCACGATTGACTAAGTTTGCAAATACGTGAGCACTGTTCAAGTTTTCTAAAAGACGCGCGCTCCACACGTTAGGTATAAAGTTACTTAAAGACATGATTTATCCTTTAGCGGTTATCTTGCATTGCTGCCGCTACAGCTTCCCAATTTCGATTGATTTCATCTGGACTCATACGAGAAATGGACTCACGCGTTAGCTTTGGCGCGATGGATGGATTGGTTGAATTGCCTACCGTTACAGATGACGTTGGTTTTGGTAGTGTGCTGAAAAGGTTCACGGCGTCAGCCATGATGTCATCTTCAGTTTCTCCTATTAACCTAACCGCAAGGGCATCAGGTATGCCTACCTTTTTTGCGATGGTCATACGTAACTCGTTCAATTCTTTTTCCTTGAGCATATCGGCTAGCTTTTCAAGTTCTGCTTGACGTTGCTCTGCTAGCACCTTCCATTCACCGTTTTTCTCTGCCTCTTCAGCCTGTGCTTTCCGTGCAGCTTCAGCAGCCTTTTCATCTGCCTTGCGTCGTTCACTTTTCAAGCGGTCGTTGATGATTCTGTCAAGGTCAGCCTGTGTGAAAAACTTTTCTTCCTGCTTCGTCTCAGGTGCAGTGTCCTGTACAGGTTGAGCTTGTGCTTGTGTGTCCATAACCTCTTTTTCGTCCATGTTTATATTATCCTTCCCGATTTATCGCCTTCGGTTGGCTTTTGTGATTTAACAACGTGAAAGCGGTGGCTTGTGATTTCTCACAAGCCACCGCTTTCACGTTTGCTTTTCCGCGCCTTAGCCCTGCGCTATGTGCGCCCTGCTAAAACTGATATGTTGTTGTACGTTTGTATTATAGCATAGATTTATATTAAATGTCAACTAACATAATATTTTTAGTGCTGCTTGTATGGATTGATTTCGTGCGTTTGCAGAAATAATCCTTTAGAAAAACAATCATAATCAAATTTAACTTGTATAAGAAAATTTGACGTTTGCAAATCTACGCCTTTAATTTGAAATTTTATATCATCTATATTCTGAACGCTTATAGCAAATGGAACTAAACCTTTATCCATCATACCAATTACTATTTTTGTAGCCACTTCGCCTTTTGCTGTTGTTGATGTATAATCTTCTGGAGTCATGAATTCTTCGATGAAATTTTCGGGTAAATCAACGCTTACACAATCTTCGATTTTCGCATAAAATACTCTTACGCCCCTAGCCGTTGGTATAAAATTATTCCATCTAGGTCTTACTAGCCTATACCAGCCAGCCTCAAAGTCTTCATCTTTTTTTACGCTTATAGGCTCAGGAAGTATAGAAACACCATTGGCTGTTTTATAAATAAATATTTTTTTACTGACAATATCAACGTGAACTCTATGCGTACTATCTTCCGTATGAATACCGTATTCATGTAATTTTATGGACAATAAATTATCTAAATCTCTATACATTTTCGTTACCCCACACTTCCCAGCCACTAGACGATTCTCTTGCAAACAATTCAATCTTCTTTCCAGATGGATACAAATATTCTATGATTTCCCTAAACTTTTCAGGCTTCTTAGAATGCTCCATTCTTTCTATACTCTGAACACTATCAAATAATATTGGCTCACCTTCGCGCTTTTCAGGTAAAAAACTACCTCTAGTAGCCACTAGTAAAAACTCATGTCTTACTGAATTGTAGTACCCAACATTATGTTTCACCTTGTCCCAGACGAAAGATGCCTTATACTCAAAACCCCACGCCTCT